TGATGTAGGAATGCCACTGAAGTCAACGTCACCTTTGGCCTCAAGGTCTTGTTCAACAGTTACGTGACCACCGTATTCGATTTTGAGCGCATCTGTGTTTTGAACCCTCCATCTAAAAGCATATCCGTTGGCAAGGGCAACGACGTTATGGCTAATTCCTGAAAATTGGTAGTTTTTGGAAGCCTCACCCGATCCAATGTAGGAAACTCTGTCATAAAAATTCCCGTTGCTGTTTTCAACGTCTATGCCGGTGCCGCCGTTGTGCTTGAGAATAATTTTACCATCCACATTCAGCGTCCCAGTCCCGCTACCAACATCAATCGTAGCTCCATCGCTGAGAGAGATGTCTCCTGATACATCTAAGTCTCCATCCAAGTCGAGTGATGTATTCCAATTAACAGCCGATGAACTTGAAAAGGTTAATGGGTTCCAGTTGAAGCCTCCAAACATCACTTGCTGCTTATGAACGGTAGCAGTGTTACCAATAACGAGTTTTTCAGCACCTCTGACGTAAACGTAAACATCACCACCGAACCTAGACTTTATGAATCCGTGATTACCCGATGGAACAGCCTGTGAGCTGCTGCCCTCCAGTTTAATGCCATCGAAGTGTGAGAGGCCAGTATTGGTCAAATCCCCATCCACCGTAAGTGTTCCAGTCCCGCTACCCACGTCAATCGTAGCACCATCGTCTAGCGTGATATCATTGTCGAGAGTCAGACTGTCAAAGGTAGGAGAATCATCAATATCTAACCCAGCCTCATTACGAATCTCTGCTGGAGTTGCAGCAGACAATACAGACCCGCCGCTATAAAGAATGCCGTTTATGTCCGAAGGATCTCCAGCATTCACCTCGGCATCAGCACCGTCCGATCCGTCTGCTCCGTCCTGTCCGTCCTGTCCGTCCGATCCGTCTGCTCCGTCCTGTCCGTCCTGTCCGTCAGCACCGTCCTGTCCGTCAGCACCGTCCTGTCCGTCCTGTCCCGCAGCACCCGCTGGGCCTTGTAGTCCTTGTGGCCCTGCTGGGCCTGTCGCTCCGGCTGGGCCAGTTGCCCCGGCTGGGCCTGTAGCCCCCACGCCACCTGATATATCGGTCGCGTCTGAAATATTTTGAGTAATGCCTGACGGTGAGACGTAACCCGTTTCCGGTGGATCTCCATCGCCTCCTGTCCAACCGACGATCTCTTGCACCTTTCGGTCACCGTCAGTGACGATTGCGATTTGTGGACTCCAACCGTTCTTACCATCTTCGCCGTTGATTCCTTCAATCATTGCTTCCAATTCTGTTGTTAAATTCCTACCCATCAGCATCTGAGACTCAGTTCCTGGTTGAAGGATTTCTGGTCTACCCTCATTGCTATCGACCAGAGATGCCTCCGGGAGTTTCAATAGCTCCAGTTCACTTTGCAGATCCTGCTTCTTTTGCACCGATCCACTCAATGGCATCGCCAGAGATACCGCCAGCTTTAGGGTAAATGCCTCAACGAATAGATCGTCCCATTTGTCCGGGTCGGTGATCTCTTGAATGTAAATTACTTGGGCTTCCGATTGATCGGTTAGAATCTGCTCACCCTCGATGGCGTAGGTGCTTCCTTCAGTTGCTGGTTTCTTATTTAGCGAAAGAACGCGAAGACATCCTGCTGGCTTCTGGTAGGCGTAAGACCACCCGAATGCCGGGGCTTCTGAAAGCTGTGACAGCGTTGTCCGGGCTGTTGCGAATGACCAAGCGTGAGATCGCAGCAGTCCCTTCAGTGCGACACTGTAGGCCGTTCGCACCGCCTGTCCCTCGCGTGAGTTCTCATCGAACGAATCGATGCCCGGATTCCCTAATCTTAGGAGAGCGTAGTTTGCAATTTCGGTGGGACTCATATCAAAAAAAGAAAGCCCCGCCCTAGTAAACTAGGACGAGGCTCGGATTCACATAACAGACATATGCGAATTTTATGCGGATTATCCTGCGAAATCAGTGGACTTCACGGCGAGTTCGACGCGGATCGTTTCAGCAGCAGTGACAGCTTCCACGGATGAAAGAGTCAACTGGAGCTTATCGGCAGCGTCTACGTTTGGAGTTGCTCCGCTTGCAAGGCGAGCGAGAGCGACCACATTGTTGTCGAGACTCGCAACCTGTGCGAGATCGGTAACATTGCCGTCAGCATCCACGCTTTGCAGCGTTGCGCTGAGATCAACATCTCCGGTATCTCCGGTATCAACGATACGGGAGAGTTCAGGGATGATCTCAGCAGAATCAAGTCCAAGCGAACCAAGGATAATTACGTCAGCGTTAGCTTCAGTGCCATCCAGAGTGTAGTCGTAGTCGGCATTCAGAATTGGTTTCTGTGCGCCACGAAAGCTAGGATTAGCATTGAGCTTGATCGAACGGTCATCCTGATCAGTTGCGAATTGTGTTTTTTTAGTAGCCATGTGATTGGTTTCCTTTCTTCAGTTACTGATCAAGTGATCAAGGTGAATGATCGCAGTGGATTTCAACGACTCCCTCTTCGTAGCGACGAATGCCACCATACTGCCCGTAAGCAGAAATCTGGCGAGCGTGCTTCTGAGTAGGAAGGACATCGACCTGAATGCTCATCTCGCTAGGCGACATACAAACTCCACGGCGCTTTGAGAACGTGATGGCAGTTTCGATGTCGGACGAGACGGACAGACGATTGGATTTGATCACGTTAAAGTCGAACAGCTTGTTGCTGTTGTCTTTCACGTAATCAGCCACCATTGCGGCCCATGTGTCGTTACCGGCATTCTTGACGTGGTAAGTCAGATCCTTGATGTCCTTGGGAGAACAAACGAGATAAATCTCATCTTCCTCAAACATGATCTCATTCTGCTCGAAAATGCGCTTGGCTTCCAACAACTTGTCAGGAGTCAGGCCGCTGTTAGCGACAGAAGTTCCCGGCTCGACGTAGTTTACTGCCACCTTCTGAGTAGAAGGAAGAGCAATCGGAGTCGTGTAGGGAGCAACGCCACCATAAACGTCTGCTGAAGCAGCTTCGATGATGAGTTGGTCGGTGCGACGATTCCAAGCAAACTTCATCTCTTCCATGAGTTCGCTGGTAGGCTCGGAAAGCATTCCAAGGAAGTGTTTGTCATCCTTGTCGAATATGATCTGGCAATCGAAATTGCGCTTAGTGATCTTCCGCTTGCTTCCGGTCGCTTCACCGGGATTAGACTTGCCAAGGCGACCCTTAGTCTCCTTGAAGTCAACTTGATCGAGATCAGTAAGGACATCTTCCTTACCCTCGAAGGCTTTAACCATCACCTTGTCTTCCAGACGGGATACTTCCTGCTGAACGGTATGGTTCCAATTTTTTTCGAAAGTCCTGATGTAATGCTCAGGAATAGATAGGCTCATTGTATATTGTAGTTACAAGGTTAGTTCACCTTGAGAGATAGGCCGACTATTCGGGTCGCTCAATTCTGGCGAGTCGAAGCTAGATAGGCCACTCGATGAGCGGGTCTGCGTAGACTGTCATCAGATTGATACAGTTTTGCGAATAATGCAAGAACAAATGAATTCCTGTAACCCCAAACAAAAATGCGCCAAGAGTTTCCCCCGGACGCATTTCAGTTTGCAGCAGCTAAAAAGTTAACCCTTGTAGGCTTGCTTCATCATATCGTTCACCTTCTGAACGACTGCTTTATGCCTCGGATGATTCGCGTCCCGGTAGGCAGCGTAGTCAGGATTATTCTCATTGAACATGATCTCGTCTGCCGCGCTTTCAGGCGATAGCTTGTTGTCCATCGCCTCGGACGCAATCAGTTTGTCCTCGCTCAGACTTTCACCGATTTTGGCGAACGCCCTGACCATGCCAGCATCAGCGAAGATTGAGTCTTTCGGATCTAGTCCGAATGTCTCCGCAGTGCGAGCGGCCATGTGCAGCTTCTCATTCATGCCGTTGCCGAATTCATTCTCTAGTAACGTCCTCTGCTCTGCGGCCCATTGCCGTTGCTGGTTCGTTTCTTCCTGAAGAGCATCGACCTCGGATTGAACTTGGAACTCGACCAGACCGTTTAACTGGTCAGGGCTTAGATTCAATTGATGGGCAGTCTCCTTTAGCTGAGTAGTTATCGCCTCATCGAATTCAAATCCTTCTGGCGCACTCGGAGGAACGGCCAAATCGTAGTTCTCAGCAGCTTCTGGAACGCCAAGAGCGGATCGAAAGGCGGTTACTTCGTCCTCAGATGCTTCCTCTCCGGGCAGCTTCACATATCCTTCCAGACGTTGCCTTGCAGCAGCTTGATTATCTTTCAGACTTTTGAGAAGTGTGGGCAAATCTTTGTAGTTGCTGGCAACTCCTTTCAGGTCAGCATACTCGTCACCCACCAGTTTCTCCTGCCAGCTTTCAACAAACTGTCCCTTGTCATTCGCAAAGATTCCCTCAAAGGAACTTCCCTCAGAAGTTGCCGATGGCTCGGATGACGGCTCGGCCACCTCTGTAGCAGCAGAATTTGCGTCTCCATCAAGCAGAGACGTTGGCTCGGTATCAATATCGATTTCTGGTTCCATGATTCCTAGTCCTCAAGGTTTCTACCGGCGTATCGCTCCTCGTATTCATCAGGAGCATTCTCCCGATACCAGGCGACCACTTTTGGATCTTTATCGCCCAGCGTCTTGTCTGGAATGATCGGGCATATTTCCGACACCGGTTCGATCTGTTCGACCTGTTCTGGCTCAAGCTCCGGTTCTGGAACCGCAACGTAATCGTCATCGCCATCGTCTGTTGACTGGTCAGCGAATGTCCCGGCTTGGAATTCGATATATGCCGCCTCGACATCCTCGGCTGAAGATTTATCTGGCAGCGTGATGCCAGCTTCAGCAAGCTGACTCAGCATTTCGTCTGTTGTCATGTGTTGTTTATGGTTGTGCGTTTGTTGTCTGATTGGCACTCAGGGCCGAAATAGGTGGCTGACTTGAGCCTGATCCCCAACGCCAGAGGAATGAAACCAGATCAGTCTGACCGTCCCGGCGAGCAGCGTCAATCGGATCGCTCGCGCCCTCAAACCGGGATGCCATTGGATGTCTAAACATACAAAGGATCTCCAGCAGCTTCTGGCCTTCAGCCGATGAGAAGATCGAGAACATCTGCTCCAGTTCTCCCTGATCGAGAACCACGCCAGAACGCTCTAAACACTCAAATAGCTGAGTTTCGATCATTGTGCTTTGACTGCTAATTCAGCTTCGGCCATCAGTTGCTGCTCTTGCTGCTGCTGCTCAACCATCTCCGCTCTGGCCTGTCGCATCTCATCGCGCTCGGCTTCGGGCATGATCCAGTTCTCCTTCACGCCCTGCGAGCGAGCGGCATCGCGCATCGCCACATCCAGATCGTAGTTATCAAGCAGTTCAGGACGGTATTCAAAGATTTGGCCGTATGTTCCAAGAGTCGCAGCAAAACCGGTCGCATGGAGTTGTTCCATCGCCAGTGCTAACCGGGAACTATATCGCACCTGTGGATCGACCACGTTGATCATGCCGTTGGGCATGAGCGACTGCATCTCAGCCGGGATTTGAGCAAACGCGCCACCCCGGAGCATGATTGAGAACACACGCAGGATTGTCGGCGTGTGATATTCGGTTATCTTTCGGGCGAATGTTGGGCTGAACAGCGTCAGTTTGTCGTTCATCCTCGCAGTCACCTCAGTCGCCGTCATCTCCCGGTTGACCGGGATCTCTCGGAACATATTAAAAAGCGGCACATGGAATGCCCGGTTGATAGCATCCTGCTTTTCAGCCACACGATCCTTTCCGATGTCATACCGTCCTCCAGTCGCAAACTCTCGCGGAGCCTGCGCCATGTCCTCAACGAAAGTCACGCCCTTAGCCCGGAGATCGATTTCACCCTTCAGCTTCGACGGTGCAGCTATGCGCGGAAACGCAGCAACCTCGGCCAGCACATCCAGATTCATCTGAAGCATATTCACCTGACGGGCATTGGTCAAAGCGTTCCAACTTGGAGCGAAACCGTAGGGACTTTTGCCCCACTTTAAATGGCGATGACAGGCGACTGGCATCTCCCACATCCCGGACTCTTTGACTTTATGCTTGTAAGTCTGATCGATGTAGCAACTGGCTATCGGCATATTCTCACCGTCCAGCTTGCCTGTCTCGCGATATTCTTCCTCACGCGGGTAAATTGCGTGAATGAATTCAAACTGCTGATCGAGTTTCTTGTCCGTGTTATCGAAGAATGCTCGCATATTTTCATGCAGATTCTCTTTCCCAAACTTAACAGCAGCTTGCCGAGGAGTCAGTTTGAGTTCACGGAATATGGTATCGACCTGTCCCCTATGATCTTCAAGAATTGTAAAATCTCCACACTCGAAAGTTTCAAAGCGCAGACCTTGATCCTCCTCGACGTAGAGAGCAGTGGTTCCGAATGCGCCGTCATCGAGATAGCCTTCATGGACTTCGCCGTAAAAGTTGCTCGCCATCATCTCGGCCTGCATTTCCTCGGTGCAATCGCTCAACCACTTCTTGCAGTTGTCAGAATCCTCTAAATATCTAGGAGGAGTAAGCTGAAACCACGGTCTGTCGGCTGGCGTTAGCCACTCCATACACCCGGAAGCGTAGGTAAGATTGGCCTCTTGCGCGGTCGAATCGAAATGCGAATGGCGACCGATGTCAGGAGTTGACTGCGTTGAAGTTCCGATGTGATCCTTGATCGGCTGAACATAGTCAGCGAGATCGCGCCAAACTGACACCCAAGGTGATCGCCTTGCCTTAGAATCCTGATACCGGCGAAGGATATTCGCCACCTGATCTGACATGGACTTCATTAATTTCCAAGCATCGAGTAGTTGCCGCCCAGCTTATTCCCGCCGCCCATTCCGGCGACCAGAGTTTTGCTGAGTCCAAACCTTTTCCGGCTTGATCGTCTAGCCTTTCGCCGGGCCTCATCGACACCTGATCCGACCGATTGAGCTACCGGGCCATCTCGACCGTCTCGGTTGGCGAGCATCTCAGCCATTTGACTCTGGGCAGCTAATTGAGCCTCAGAATTACTCTGAGCAATCTTAGCCATCTCCTGTTGGTGCAGGCGCTGTTGGGCCTCGGATCTCTCCTGTGAGGCTCTTAAATCAGCAGCTTGTTGGCGCATCATGGCCTCCTGCCGTTTCCTAGCTTTTCGCATTCCCATGATAAAATCTTCGTTGTATCTCCTGAAACCTCCACATTTTTACTCTACCGAATCGTTGAAAGCAAACATATTCTAATTGAAATGGACAAAGTGAAAATAGCTGTGAGAGCTTCCCGGACATAAGATGCACATACCAGGTATCGCTTTCTTCCGGTTCAAAAAAGTCATCTGACTCTAAAACGCCATTACCGATCAAGTCTGATGGCACTGTTTTAGCCATGACAAAAATGTCAGGTAATGAGTAAACGTAACCGCGATTCAAGTAAGCAGTCAGGTCAGCAGCGAACCTTTGGTGATCCACGCCCTCAAGCTGCGCCATCATCGCCTGCTGATAAAGAGTCTGCTTCATGCCATGCCCCTGTATCCAGCCAGCACCTGTGGTTTCCGATTAGAATCAATCGCGTCTGGATCGAGACTGACCAAGTTTCGCGCCCACGCTTCAGCGAATGTCCGCAGTGCATCAGCAGTGTGCGAGCAGATGTCTCCGACTGGCTCATTGAATACTCCATGCTGCTGATCGACTTTCTTCCGGTAGCCTTCCAAGCGGCCCACCCCAGAAGGTAGGTTTTCCATCCCGACCTCGTCCTTAACCTCCTGATCAGTTCTACTGTGAAACCAACTGTTTGGAAGCAGTTGCCTAGCCTGACCAATGCCAACCCACTTGTCTGGTATCCTTGGAACGACTTGGATGGAATGCCTTGGAATCCCGCAATGCACCATCTGCTCGACAAACGTCATGCCGCTTCCCTTGTCAGTCTGCTCGGCATCGTGAGGAACGTAGTGCATACTGATTTGACCGTGTTGCGACTGCCATCCCTTAATGACTTCCGCGACTCCGGGCGCACCCTTCCCCTCACCCGCAGTCCATTCCAGCCAGTTGATGTCCTTGCGCGTAGGCTGAACCATCCAACCGGCCATGTTGTCACTCGCGCCGATGTCCCAGCAAGTGTATAAAGGTGCGCCTGGTTCCTTCTCAAATTCGCGGATTCTTCCTTTCGACCGGAGTTCAGTCATCATTGAGAAGATTTGTCCCGGAACCACGTGACGGTCACACTCGCTGATCACGGACGGAAACTGCTGCCACATTAATTCTCCCTGCTCGGCCTTCTTTTTTTCATACCAAGCCTGCCGACTGGCCGGAATGAACAGTTGATGCTCTGCTTTAAGTTCATCAAAGTAAGTCTTCGTCTCTCGGTTGTGAGGCTCATGGCCGGGAAGATCGTAGCTCGGATGATTCCACCAAGGGAAGAAATGCATCTTCCAATCCATCTTCGATAGGCTCTCATAGCCTGATGCCTCCAATGCCATCTTAAAAATCGCGTAGCATTCCCCGAATCGGCCACCCTCCATCGTTGTCTCAATGTCGAGGATTCCGTTTGGGGGAACAGCATTCATTGAACCTTGCTTCATACGAGTTGCCTTGAGCGGAAACTGGCATGAGATCGGGCCATACTCGGAAATGTGCAGGCGTTGCGGAGTTTTACCGGTGTAGCTGACACCGGCGGTTTGTTTTGCCCCGTTCGCCCACTCGTTCACCCCGGCACTGTCCTTGACTAGCGGATTGGCCTTGTGGAGTAATTGCCAGCAGGCAGCGATCTCCGGGTTAGGATGATCCGGGCCATTCTCCCAAGCAAACTTGGCAATGCTCAGTTTATCGAATGCGTCCTTCTCAGAAAGATCAACATGGCCTGCCTGATAGTTCGCATTCCAGATGCAGCTATCCATTGAGTCGAGCAGGATAATGGTGGACATCCCCAGCTTCCGCGCCTTCGGAACGAAGTTTCTCTGATGCCTTTCGCGGAGGAACGTCTCCTGCTCTCCTCTCAATTCTAGCGGTATGGTCTGCCCGTTCTCATCCAGAATGAGATACATATTCTCCATTCTCCACTGCTTGTCCTGCATCAGCGAGCGGATCTTGTCATGGAGTTCGTCAGCCATTGCCAATCAACCTTTGAGTCAGTTTGTCTAGATCCCGGTTGGTAAGATCCCGGCATTCAAGTTTGCAATCGCATGGCCTGACGGAAAATGAGCCTGAAAGGATTGCCCTTTTGACGATCCTCTCAAACTCTGGATTCTCACCGGGAAAGTCAATAATCTCGATTAGAGCGCACTGCGATTGTGGCACTTGCATTTAGAATGGAATTTCCGCACCGCTTTCCCCAGCGACCGGCACTTGACTCGGTGACTGGTAGGTGGTTTGTCCGCCTGACTGCTCTGGCCTGTCTTGATCGAAGAAGATGTTCAGATAGCCTGACCATTCCGGTGATAGCGGCAACGCATCCAGCTTGATGCTGACGTGACCACGCTCATCGTCCTTGAAAACGACTCCGCACTTCTGTCTTCTCTTTTTCTCCTGACCAGTCTCACGATCTTGATAGGTTCCAACTGTGGCGACTAGATCGCCTATTTTTCTGTTTGCCATAAATTTCTCCTGAGAAGCGTTTTCCCCCGCGGTAAAATTACCCTTCAGAGGAAATGTCCTTGGCCCCGGTCAACTCGCGCATGAGGCCCAGCAAGTCTGCTTCTCCTGAAACCTCGACTTTGTCAGGCTCATAATATCCGCACATCCGATTGATCTCTTTACCCGCTGAAATGCGATCTCGCGTCTCCTCGATCCCTTCTGCCGTTGCTATATCCAAAAACAGCCCAAGCATCTCAGAGCGGCTTACAGACACCTCCTTGGCAGTTTCTGCCGCAATAGTTGCCAAACGCTCCTCGATGTTAGGGTTTGTTAATAGCGTAGACGCTCCAGTCCTCGCGCTACCGTCAGTCTTAGCCGAATACCCAGCGTCCTTGTAGGATTGCGTTGCATTCCCGGTCTGGTGATAAAGCTGGCAGAATTTCTCCTGTTTCGGATTCAGCATCACTTCTTGTAACCAGACTTGGCTGTCTTGGTCTTACGCATGATCGTGCGCGTTGTCTTTTTCTTAGGTGGACGGCCCACTTTCGAGCCATAGGTTCCTTTTCCGTAGGGCATGATTACTTCC